CAGTAGGCACTCCGGAGCGCGCAGAATTGGACGTATTTGACGCATTGGACCAATTGGACGCATTGGACTGGGGCGCGCCGGGATATTGGGAGATTTAGGATTTTATGGACGCTCCTGTTTCTGTATGTGGCGACATTGCTCTTGTCCAGGGTGCGGATTATTATGCTGCCGATGGCCTGGCGCTGCTTTGGACGGATGCGACGTGGCCTGACCTGGTTGGGGCTACTGTGACGTTGAAGTTCAAGAGCTCGCGGTCTAATGAGGTTTCTGTTTCGTTTGGGTGCGTTGTTGTGGACGCATTGCACGTGAAATTGGAGCTGTCTGCGGCTCAGACGGCTACGATCCCATACAGCCGATCCGGGATCCCGGATAGTTATGAGCTCTGGGCTGTACTGGCCAGCGAGCACAATGTGCGGCTTAAGCAGGGCGTTGCGTTGGTGGAGAGTTAGTTATGCTTACCGCTTCCTTTGACGGAACCAATAACGCGGATGTGGCTTGGTTCGGGGGGAGTGAGGCGTCCGTTTTTCCCGCAGGCTCGTACGCCCTAAAATACTTGCGAGGCTGTTACAACTATTCGCACGGGAACCCTGGCTATTGGATGATCGATTGCGTGCTGACCAACGACAGCACGGTCTATTCGTTATTTGTTCCGCCGGTGCCTGGGAGTGGACATTTTTTTAATGCTTGGAACGCTAGCGAGGCGGCGATTGAGGCCTACTATGCTGGCTATACCTATACGCTTGTACACACGGGCGGCCCGATCGGGATCTATGCGGCGGACGGCGACACTGGCGATAATACCAATGGGGCGGTTTGGACGACCTGGGGGCTTTTGGGATATACGCCGACGATTGCGGTGGCTAGGGCTGTCCCCCCTTTTGGGGGTGCGGCCGGAGTTATAGTGTCCTGGGCAGCGACGACGGCAGCGACCTATAACGTCTATCGTTCGACGACTTCTGGCGCAGGGTACGCGCTGATTGGCTCTACGCCCTCGTTGGCGTTTGAGGACTTCTCCGCGGATCCGGCTCAGACCTATTATTACGTGGTGCGGGGTGTGCTAGGCGGCGTTGAGTTTGGTAATTCTAACCAGGCGAACATTGTCGGGATCGCGGCGCCGGCGGCCGCTCCTCCTGCTGGGCCGGGCTCGCCGGCGGAGTCGACGTCGATTCGGCGGCGGCCTACGGGAAATGTTAACCCTGCCGGATCTAGCGTTGTTACGCTGCTCGTTAATGGGATCTTGTACTCAGGATGGACATCTGTTCGCGTTACGAGGTCGATGAAGGCGATCGCGGGCTCGTTCGAGTTGGGGCTAACGGATGTGTGGCAGCCAGGGCAGGCGCCATGGCCGATTGTTAAAGGCCTGGCGTGTACCGTAATGATCGGCCAGGACGTGGTGATCACCGGGCATATCGACGAGGTGACGGCGCTGCTGGATAGCGGCAACCATACGCTGACGGTTAAAGGACGGGATGACACGGCCGACGTCGTCGATTGTTCCGCGACGAACGTTCCTGGGGAGTGGCGCAATAAGAAGCTGGAGGCCATTGCGGCGGACATCTGCGCGCCACTTGGCGTCAAAGTGGTGTGCGATGTTGACACGGGTCCGCCGTTGTCGTTGTTTCGGCTGCAGCCTGGCGAGAAGTGTCAGGATGCGCTTGAGCGGTTGACTAAGGGCGGCGGGGACATGCTGCTATTGACTGGCAACGCGGCCGGGAATGTGGTGATTACGCGACCTTCGACGCTGCAGGTTGCTCCTGGGAACGGCGGGGTTACGCTGCAGGAGGGGGTCAATATTAAGAGTATCCAGCACGTGACCAATGGGGAAGAGCAGTTTTCTCAGTACATCGTGAAGGCTTTTGCGAAGGACGCTAAGGACTCGAGCGCGGCGGATCCGCAGGGCGGCGGGGCGTTGGTTAGGAGCTGAAAGAACCTCTCTACCCGCAAGCGGGTCCCTGTCTCCCCGAAACGGGGAGACAGGGAGTTTTAGGAGTCGGACAGTGCGTCCTTCGAGCTTTGAGGCAGGCAGTGTCTTCGGAATCGCCAGCCAGCGATCTCGTCTAGCAAGAGGCGTTGGTAGTCTTCCGGCCATCGCGCGGCGGCGGCTTCGCATTCGGTTGCTATGATTTCGGGATCCGCCTTAGCGCAAACGTAGTCCAGGAGCTGCATGAGGTCGAGAGCGTTGATACTAAATGTAAGACGCATGTATAGCAGGGACCGTATTTGCGCCTTCCAGTCGGCGGTTGCCCAGTTGCCCCATTCCGCCGCTGATTTGCATTTGAAATCGCGGAGATCGGGGAGAGGATCGGTAGACACAGGCTTGTCGAGATTGTATTCAAACGAACCCGACGTTAAGAACTCCTTACCGTTAACCGCGACGAACATCAATTTTCTCATTACGGCCTGAACCTCTTTTCTAAGTCTTGCGCTTGGGCCTTTATTGTGAGGCGCATCCGGAGCGTGCCATCTGTCTCACCTTCTGCTCGGCGTGTGCCGAGCGACGCGGCCCAGGCGTCGAGGACCTCTGACCCAAGCTCGTCGGGAGACATTATTACCGGCGCAGCAGGCAGAGAGCGTTCAATGCGTTCGGCGAGCTTGCTTAGATCGCTGAGGAAGCTCGCCGGAAGCCCTTCAAAGAACCTTGGGTCATTGATCGCAACTGATGCATGGAGTGCCTTTTTCCGATAAGCTTCCAGGTCTGCCGATGACGTAGGACTGGCTTCTTCGGGCCATTTCATATCGTTGATTACTGTCATTATGTCTTCGGACATTATGATCAGGACCTCCCCTAGCCCCTCCACTTCGTAAAGGGGAACTTGGAAAGATTGTACCTTGAGTGTTAAGGATATCACGGCTGGGGCGTCTGTTTCGGCTACGGCTACCGATGCGACGATCGGGCGGTTTCGGCCGCTTGTGATTATTGCGGAATCGGCTGCGGGGCCGGGGTACGCGCAGGCACGGGCTAATTTTGAGGCGCGCGTTCGTGCGGCTAAGGGTGACGCTGTTGATATCGTTGTCCAGGGATGGCGGGATCCAGATGGGGCTCTTTGGGCCGTAAACCGTCAGGTTTGGATTTCTTCGATCACGACGCGGACAGGCGGCTTTTATCTAATTTCTGACGCGGAGTTCACGCTCGATAACGATTCGGGGGAGACGACGAAGCTCAAGGTTGAAAACCCTGATGTGTATTTGGCCGAGCTTGATTTTGCTGCTCAGGATGCGGTGGATATTGACACGTTAGAGGCTGCCAAGTCCTTGAGGCGAGGGAAGAAGGCCGGAAGGGCGTCGATAAGGCAATTGCTATGATGAGCGCGGTTCGGCGTGCGATGACGCCTCTTGCAAGACGTGTCATGGGGTCCGTTGGTCGATGCCGGGTTCAGAATGTGGACGAGAGCAGCGGGCGGCAGCGGCTTCAGTTGTCGGGGTTGCCTGGCGAGGTGCTGTCTCAGGTTGAGATGATCGGGCAGTATGGATTGACGTCGTCTCCGTTGCCTGGAGCGTTGGCGATTGTCCATTTCCCGGCCGGCGCTCGTGATTCGGGAATCGTTGGCGGTACCGACGACTCGAGGTATCGGCCGGTGGGATTGGCGCCTGGCGAGGTGTGCCTTTACAACAATAACGGCGCGCAGGTCCTGATGCAGGCCGATGGGAGCATTGTTATTGTTGCCGGCGCCGCAGGGCTTACGATCCATGGCAACGAGGTAGTAGACGGCACGTCGACCGTGTCTGGACTTGGGACTTTCGGCGACGGGTTGAGCGTGAATGGCAACGTGGTCGTTGCGGGCTCAATATCCGCGGATGGAATTGTAGAGAGCGTAAACGGTCAGACGGGAGCTGCTGTACTGACGGCTGCTGATGTGTCTGCGGACGCGGCGGGAGCGGCTGCAGCTGCGTATGCCGCGGCGGTGGCTTCGTCGGCGCAGAAGGCTAACAATCTTAGTGATCTGACTTCGGCATCGACGGCGCGTACTAATCTTGGGCTTGGGACCGTGGCGACTGCAGCGCTGGTGACTGCGCTCGGGACGCCTGGCACCAATACGAATGTCCCCAGTGAGGAGGCGGTCCGGACTGCGATCGCTGATGCTGTTCGGTTTCAGTCGGATTCCTGGGCTGTCTCTGGGGTTACTTATGCTCTTACGCAGGCGCCGAACGGCGGTTTTATCCTGGTGTTTTTTGACGGCGTGCTGCAGCCGGGAAGCGCTTATACTTATGCGGGGTCGGTTTTGACATTGGATGGCAGCGTGGATTTGACTTCGATCGCCACGGTGAGCGCTATTTACACGTACTGACGCCGGTCAACCTCTCTACCCGCAAGCGGGTCCCTTCTCTCCGAAACGGAGAGACGAGGAGCTTAAGAAACGATGCCTGATATTGCGTTGCTGCCGGAGACGATCGGGGCGCTGGCCGATATTCAATACTCGTCTAACGACATCTTGACGGATGGCGGCTTTGAAACTGCCGTTTACATCTCCTTGTTTACCGATGCGTTCGATCCGGAGAGCGGGGACGGCGGCTATTGGGCTGATGAGTTTGACGACACGCCGATGGGGTCGCTTCTTTGGACGTTGGCTCGGACGGTGATTACGCCAGCGTTGCCTGGGCAGGTCGTGACGATTTGCGAGAATGCGCTTCAATGGCTGATCGATTGTGGGGCGGCTGATGCCGTGACTGTTACGGCGGCGATCACGGGGCAATTTTCGGTCGGGATCTCGATTACTATCACTCAGGCGGCTCAGCAGTCGCAATACTCGTATAACTGGTCGAGCCAGGGAATGGCGGGATTCTAATGCCTATTTCGCGCCCTACACTTCAGACACTTGTTAACCGGAGTACCACGGATATTCAGGGGGCTGCCGGTTTCTCCGTCCCGATCTTGCCGGTATCCGTCCTGAGGGTCCTGGCGAAGCTTTTTGCCGGTGCGGTGCACCTGCTTTATGGGTACATCCAGTATTTTTCGCGGCAAATCTTCCCAGATACGGCAGAGTCGGCCTATTTGAGTGAATGGGCTTCCATCTGGGGGATTACGAGGGAAGCTGCGACATACGCGCAGTGCGTTTTGACTGTGACTGGGGTGAACACTTCCGATATCCCGGCCGGGACGCTTTGGATTAACGCTAACGGGATTGAATACGCTTCCAATGCCGACGCGACGATCGCAGGCTCTACGGCTGTGGCTGCCACGGCGACGACCTCGGGCAGCGTTGGGACTCCGACTGTTGGCGACACCCCCGTTCTGGTTAACCCTGTGGCAGGCCTTGACTCGGCGGCGACCGTGGCGTCGGTGACGGCCGGGCAGGACTCGGAGCTAGATCCCGCGTTGTTGACGCGGCTTTTAGCGCGCATTCAAACGCCTCCGCAGGGCGGCGCGCTCACTGACTATGTGGCCTGGGCGAGGACTATTGCCGGCGTGACTAGGGCTTGGCCATATGGGGGTATGTTCGGACCTGGCACGGTGGGTGTAACTTTCGTGATGGATAACACGGAGGGCGGCCCGATTCCGGATGGCGGCACGGTTTACGCCGTGCAAGCCTATATAAATACCGTGCGGCCGGTGACGGCGAATGTGACGGTTTTTGCGCCGACCGCGCTTCCTGTGGATTTCACCATTCACCTGGTTACATCTTCGACGCCCGTGCAGGAGGCGATTGAGGCTGGGCTAGCTGCGTACATTTCCGATGCCGGCACGCCAGGCCAAACGCTGCTTTTAACGCAGATCTCCGCCATCGTGGCAGAGAATTCGGCCGGGAGCGACTTTGTTTTGAGCGTGCCGGCTGCCAACGTCGTTGTTGGCGTTAGCTATATGGGGACGATGGGGACGGTGACATGGGTTTGAGTCAAGCGGACTATGCCGCACAGATCGTTCAATTGCTTCCCCGTGGTAAGGCCTGGCAGGGCGAGCTGCTGCAGCAGCTCGTGCAGGCGTTCGCGGCCGAGTGCGCACGTGTGGATGCTCAGGGCGTTGTGCTGGTTACCGAGGCGTTTCCGCAGACTACGAATCAGTGTTTGCCGGATTGGGAACGCGTTGCCGGGATACCATCGGCCGTATGGCCGGCAGTAGTTCCCTCGAGTAACATTTCGCAGCGGCAGAGGAACCTTGTTGCTAAGCTTTCGGCGCAAGGCGGCCAGTCGATCCCGTATCTTATTTCCGTAGCCACGCTTATGGGCTATACCATTTCGTCGATCACGGATTGCTATTCGCCGTTTACGTGCAAGAGCAATTGCAATGATCTGCTTTATGGAGAGGCATGGGCTTTTACTTTTACGGTTAATGTGTCCGCGTTGCCTGCAGGGGAGACCGTCGCGTTCGATGGCAGCTTGCCTATGTTGAGGCAGTACTCGAATGCTCGGATTGAGGCTGTTATCAATTCGCTGCAGCCGGCGCAGACGGTTAGTTTGTTTACGTATCCTGGGTAGGGAGTCACCCCTCCCGCCCAAGGGGCGGCGACCTCCCCTGAAGGGGAGATTTAAGAGCTTTGGGCCGCGCTTCGTAGAGTTGCGGTCCTTTTCACGTGGCATGATTGGAGTGTTTTTAATGCATCGTATTAATACGCCTAGCGCGCTGGTGGCGGCGCCGGCTCTTGTGGGCAGCGGGGCTACTCAGGGTTGGTTTACTGATGGGGACCCGACGATGGGT